GCTGCCGGATTCGCGGAGGTCGCTAAGTTTTGGGCGGTTGTCGCTGCGGTTTTCGGCCTGCCTGTTAACCTGGGCGGCGGCGACTACCGGACTGCCTAACTCCATGCTCATAGCCTTCAACCCGCGGCTGACGAAGCCAACTTCGTTTTCGCGGGACTGCGCACCGGAGTGGCTGACGAGCTGCAGGTAATCGACGAAGATGCATTTGACGCCCCAGCGGCGGACGGCTAGGCGGGCGCGGCCTCTAATATCAAGGAGCGTCAGACCGCCGCGGTCATCAACGTAGAGCGGCTCGTTACTGAACTGCGTGGCGGCGTCGAAAATCCTGTGCTTGATCGATGCGGTCAAAAAGCCGTTGCGGATGATCTCGGTGTTGGTCTCGGCGCGGCCGAGGACTACGCGTGCGGCCAGCTCGTTCGCGGGCATCTCGAGGGAAAAGTAGACGACCGGGACGCCGCGGCCAGCCATGTTGTCGGCCATGTTGAGCATGAGGGCGCTCTTACCCATGGCGGGGCGGCCGGCGATGATCGTGAGCTGGCCTCCGCGGAGTCCGCCGGTGACTTGATCCAGATCACGGATGCCGGTTTGCAGGCCGAGCTTTTTGCCGCCGGCCATAAGGCTCTCCAGCTCTTCAAGGAGGCCCGGGACGATGGCGCTGGGGGCGCGCATGCTGTCGGTAGCGGTGGTGAGGGAAAGGCTGAGGACGCACTCGCCCGCCTGCTGGAGGACGCTGTCGGCGTCTGCGGCCATGTCTTGCGCTGACGCTTGCATGGCCACTGAGGCGTCAATGATGCGGCGGCGGGCGTGGAGGTCGCGCAGGGTTTGAGCGTGATATTCGACTGCGGCGCTGCCTCCGGCGTAGTCGCCAAGCATCTCGGTGAGGGCACCGGCGCCGCCTACGAAGTTGAGCTTGCGCTGCGCGTCGATGCGCTGGGTGACGGCGATGACGTTGGGCGTGCCGCCTTCACCGCGGACCTCGGCGATGGTTTCGTAGATGAGGCGATGCGCGGGCGTGTAGAAAAGGTCGGCGTGGATGCCGGAGACTTCGTCGCAAAGTTTGGGATCGGCCATGAGCGAGCCGAGGACGGTGCGCTCGGTGGCGGGGCTTTGGGGAACGGTGCGTTTCATTTTAGGCGGCGCCTCCGTCGTCATTGTTTTCCAGCACGACTATGACAATGAATGTCAGGACGATCAGCGCGAGGTAGGTCAGAATGAGCGCGTTCATTTTCTTCCTTCCTCCGGGCGAGTTGTGCGCGGCGACGTTCCCAGCGGTCGCAGGCTGCATCGACCAAGCGAAATGATTCTTCGAGCCATGGTGTGATGTGGTGTTCGGGCGGCGGTGGTGGTTGATGCTCAGTGGCCATGACGTTTTACGGCTTTCTGTCGTGGCGTGATCTGTTGGCATATGTTGGCAACTGTAGGCATGAGGGTCAAGGGTTTTTTGGGAGGATGGGCCATTTTTTTAGGTGGCCGAAATCGCGGGGTTCGCTGACGGAAGTCACCCTGCCGCAGATGCCGCAGGTGTCTTCGTGCCAGGTGGAGACGTGGCCCTTGGGCATGCCGCGGCCGTGGGCTTCGCCGCAGGGGCGGCAGATCCACGCGGGATACGGGAACTGGTCGCGGACCTTTTCCAAGATGTCGGAGAGGGAGTCTTCTTTGAGGAAGATCGCCTCGTAGTTGGCCCGGTAGCGGTCGCCGTTGACCGGCCGCGGGGTGTCGCCTTTGCCGGCGCTCATCGCTTCACTTCCTCCCAAAAGACCTTCCGGTAGTGCTCCTCGAGCTTTTCCATATTCTGCAAGGCGCCCAGATCCTCGGCGATGCGTGGGATATCCCACGACATCGGCATGTGCCTGAGGCGGGCGCGGGCCTCGCGGCGGATCTCGGCGGGGATGCGCTTGATTTTGCCCGGGGTACCCAGCTCGGTTAGGAAGTGGCGGGCCTGCGCGATGGCGCGCGCCTGCTCGTAGGGAAGGCTCATCGGATCGCGGTGGCCTCTTCGATGGCGTCGTGCGCCTCGTTGGCGACTTCGTTGCTGGGCTTGACGCAGCGGTTGATGACGCGGATGAGGCGATTGTTGGAGCGGATCAGCTCGCGGACCTGCGACTCCAGCGAGGCGGTGTTGTCCGCGAAGTTGCTGCCGAAGCCGACCGAGCCGACAACCAAGTCAGGGATGATCGTGCTCATTTGCGCGCCCTCCGTTTGCCGCGGCCGAAGATGAAGCCGGAGTTGCGGAACGATGGCTGCGTGATCAGTCCGCGTTTGGCGAGGAAGCGGTCGCACGCTGCGTTGATCGACGTGGCCTCAAGCATGAGCCGGCCAAACAGCGGGCCGGTGGGTTCATATTCAAGGGCTAAGGTTTTGCCGTTGTGGAGGGTCATTTGCGGGCCTCCTCAAGTTCGGTGGCGAGTTGGCGGACGAGGGCGCGCAGGGCCATGATGGTGGCGATGCTCTCGTCGGCGATCTGCTCAACGTATTCGACGTTGATGTTGAGGGTAGTTGCTTTCGGCGCCTTGGGGGCGCTCGCCTTTTTGGTGCTTTTTGCGGTTTTCATAAAATTACTGGTCAAATGTACAGTTGGGGGTCGGACATTGGCTGTCTTAGGGGTTTAATAGCAAATTGATAACTTAGGGGGGGGGGGGGGCAATCAATTATTGCGTGCGGGTTAATGATTCTGCGACGGTGTTAAGCAAATCCCAGTTACCGGGTTTCCGGTGCTTGTTTGGGTCGTAGCGGACGCTGACTCGGTTGCTGATGTCGTCGAAGGTCCAGAAGACAAATTGATTGAGGTCGGGTAGGTAGGCGGCGAGCACGTCGAAGTCGTGGATCTCGTAGGGGCGGGCTTTCAGTCCGCCGGTGGCGCGCTTGACGGAGACGTGGTAGGCGCCGCGGTCGAGGGTGGCGGTCTTTACCTGGACGGCGATCGGGCGGACGCCGGCGCGGGTCAACATCACGTCGGTCGTCTGGGCGTGGCCGAAGGGCGTGAAGATTTCCCAGTCGTGGACTTGGGCGCCGACAATGAAGAGGGACTCGGAGATCTCTCCTTTGCGGCAGGCGGATAGGACGGTGCCTCCGGTGATGGGGGCGTGGACGCCGTCTTCGAGGGCGAATAGATTGCTCATGGGTTAGGCTGCGTTTTCTTTGGCGAACTGCTCGCGCATCTCGGCGAGGGAGCGCTCGAGGGCGGTTTGTTTGGGTTGGCCTTGGGGTGGCAAAGTGACGAGGGTGGGCTTGGCGGGCGGCTCCGGCGGGAACGGCTTAACCCAGCCCGCGGCGATGCACTTCTTGATCGATTCGACGGCCTGCTGCTCGTTGACCGCAGCCAGCTCGCCGAGGATGATCTTGGCGGCGAGCGGGGTTAGGGGGTTGCGGCGGCCCTTGATCGGGTTGCTGCGGTGCTCGACGAAATGCAGCCACCATTTTTGGAAGCCCGGACCGTGGGGCAGCGGAATAGATGCTGGGTCGAATTTGGGAGTGGGGGCGCGTTTGGGTTTCGGGGCTTCTTTTTCCGAAGAAGGTAGCGAAGGCGATGAAATCGCCGGAGCGGGCGCGTCAGCGCCTTTATTACGTTCCTTTATGTTCCTTATTGTTGGGGTCTCATTCTGACACCACTTGGGTCTCATTCTGACACTACTTGGGTCTCTTTCTGAGACCGGTCTCATTCTGAGACCCATCTCGGCGGACACACCGGGGATCTTCCAAATCGATGCCTCGGCGCCGTCTCCGGCCAGCTTGCGGTGGCCTTTTTCGACCATGATCAGCTCGCCGCGGTCTTGCAGGCGGCGCAGGCAGCGGGCGACCGTGGCGCGGGCGAGGCGGGTCTTTTCTTCGAGCTTGCCCCATGAACCGAAGCAGTTGCCGCTTTCGTCGGCAAAGTCGGCCAAGGCCAGCAGGACAAGCCGGTCGGCGCCTTCCGCGGGCGACTGGGTCCAGACGTAGTTGGTGGCGGCTACGCTCATCGGCGCCAGCGGTTGCGGCGGATGCCGTCGCGGTTCTCAAAGACGAGGCGGCCCTCAGTGTCAGCCTTAACGTAAACGCACTTGATGCGCTCGCCGGCACTCCAGTCCGCGGCGTTTTGCACCGAGCAGATCACCGGCTCCGACCAGTCGGGCACTGAGACGTAGAGCAGGCGGGTGTTGGGGATCTTCTTGGGGAGAACGGCGCCGGTCACTTGGTCGCCGGGTTGGTAGCCGACCTGTTTGGCGACAGTCTCGGCGAGCTGCTGGTCGGTGACTGGGGCGGCTTTGAGGGTGGCTTCTGGCTTGGCTTCTGGGGTTGGCTTGGCGGGTTGACTGAAAGATTGACTGATGGTGGACTTGGCTTTGGTGACTAGGGCGTTGATCATAAGGTGTTTTTGCAAAAAATTTCGGGGGCTGCTATCGGTGGGGGGTATTTGCAAAAGTCAGAGCATCGACCCCCGCCCCCCCTGGTGCGACAGAGGAATGTGCGAGCAATTGATCATAGTTGTGCCATTATACATTTTGAACATAGTATTCGGTTATGGCGTAACGTGTTGATCTTCAACGCTCGCACTTTGCTGGTTATGCATTATCGGTGCATCTGGCAGGGCAGGAACGTCTATTTGTCCGGCGCGTTCCACCGAGCCAACCGTAATATCGACACGCTCCGGCGTCACATCGATGACCTGGGCGCTGCGCAGGCCGCTCACAAAGCTATTCCATGAGTCAGCCGCTGGCGCCATCACATGCTCAACCCGCTGCGTTGCTCCACCGGCCAGCAGTTCAGATTTCTCGGTGGCGACGGCGCTCATAATCGTCAGCTCATGCGACTTCATATCCGGCACGCGCTCAAAGAGTTCTGCGGTGCCCATCGCAGCCAGCGTCCGCCAGTTCTTAGAGGTGATCTCCCTGGCCCGCTCAAGCAGCTCTGGCCGGTTCCGAATGATGGCGGCGACCGTATGATGCGACGTATTGAAGGCTCTACAGATTTGCTTCACGCCCATGCCGGCGAGATGCGCTGCGCAGATCTTCTCAGCCTTAGCCTCGGGAACCTCGAGGCCGGTGGCGCCGTGGATTACGACAGGCGGGATCGCAGGCTCCGGCTTGGGTTTCTTCGGCTTGGGTTTGGATTGTGTCTTGGGTCTGGCCATTAGTTGTTCCATGCATCGCAGCCGAAGAATCGGCGCACTTGTTCATTCTCTGGGCACTCTGCTTCAACCTGCTCTCGTAACATGCGGAGGTTGTCGAAAAACTCTGGTGACTCTTGCCACTCAGCGCGCTGAATGATGATCTCGCGCGCCTTGCTGCGCTTGCGAACATGCAACTGCAACACGCCGGAGAGTTGTCGCACCTCGCAGTCTTCCCAATGCGGCATTTCAAGCAACTTGCGGTGCCTGCGGGCGATGCCATGACGAGCGGCATCAAGTCGCTCTTGGAATGAAAAGAAAATGCGTGAGCCGAGAATCTTGCAATTGCACTCGCGGCAAGAATCCACGGTAACGCCTCGAGCGCGCATAGAGCCAACGCGATCAAGGTTGGTTAGAAAGCAAATCGGGAAGACGTGATCGATAGTATCGCCTTCTTCGCCGCAATAAATGCAGCGGTTGTAAGTGTATAAATACAAACCATTGGGCACCCAGTTTTGTAGCTGGCTAGCGAACTGCAGCATGTGCTGCTCGCGCTTTTGCTTCTCCGTAAGCTTCTTTGGTTCTGCGACTTGTGCTATCATGTCAGCATCTTTCCTCCATTGCTTCTCAGAATGCGCTCAACGCGCTGTCGGGCCTTGTTTTTCTTACCCGACACTTTCCAGATTGTCATATGGCCACCAACCACAGCTTTGCCGCATTGCTCTAAGCCAAGTCCGCGCAGCATGCGCGTCAGCTCTCCACTGCGCGACTGGACGCGCCACTCATTGTGGGCGACCGGCCAGGCGCAGAGGAGAGGCGCCGTCTTCAAGCCGCCAACCTCCGTTGCAGGATGTGCTTGGCCCACCAGTCGATTCCCTTGGTCAGGTGGTAGTGGCCGCAATATTTGCACTCGTAGACGGTCATCATCGGCTGACAACGGCGCGCCTCTGCCGCGGTGTGAAACCGCCGCTTCCGTCCGCACGCTCGCCACTGCTTGAAGGTCATCACCTTGGGCGCTTCCTCCAGATCCTCTCAGCCACCGCCAACATCGCAGCCGCCGGCAAACACGGCCGCTCGCCGTGATACACCTTGGCGCCGGTCTTCTCGTTGTCCCGCGCGGCGAGCCATTGGGTGACGAGGTCGATGTCGTGGGTGGTCATGGTGCTTCCTCCGTCAGCTCGCCAACGAGAA